TGTAGTTGAATCAACTGTAATAGTTCCAGTTGAATTATTGATCGCTCCATTTAATTGATTTTGTAATGATCCTGGAGTAAGTCCTCCATAAACTCCTGTACCAAAACCAAATCCTGAAATTTGAAATGGTGGGCCAATATCTACATAAGGAGTTGTAGTAATAGTGGATCCTCCCCCTGACATACCCGTACCAGCCTCAACAACAGGCATGGTTACAGTAAAAGAATTTGAATTTGGGGTAGATATAATTTCAAAAGGATTTGTTGTAAAATTACTATCACTAAAAGTTGTAACACCTCCTCCTGCTAAAGATGGTGAAGTGAATACAATATAATCTCCAACGGATAAGCCATGAGCTACTTTAGTTACAGTTACTGTTGCTGAACCTGTTGTTGAAGTTAAATTACAACTTGTTAAAGCTGTTCCAAGTGGAGTGATATCATAAAAAACACCTTCTGAATAAATAACTAACAATTTATTAGTACCAATTGCTGAATAACGATTGCCATCTAATGCAGTCCAAGTTAAAATTTCTCTTGCTGAACCTGCTAGCCTTGAAGATGTAGTTTGTTGCCAGCCACCTATTTTCTCAGGGTAGCCATAACGAAAACGCACAAAATCTCCATCAATCCACTGGCCTTCTGCAGCCGTTGATGTGTCTTGCTTATTAAAACCTGCTTTTAATGGTATTTTTTTTAATGGCATAAAGTATTCTTATACCACCAAATTCTTTGATTTATACTATTTTTTTAATAGTGGTATCCCTAATAAAGGTGTTTTATCATATAAATTACAATCTGCAAACTTATACTATAAAACATTTCTGTGTAAAATTGAAACTAACTGATATTCTAATTTCATTAGATTGATTTGGATCTACACAATGATTAAGCCAAGCTGGAAACATAATTAAACGTCCTGCAACGGGTTCATAATGTACTTCCCTCCAAAGTCTTTGTGGTTGTTCTCCTGGAATTTGTTGTGGTCTTGTCATTAAAGAAACTGATCTAGGATCTTCTAATTTTAAATGGCCACAATTTTTTGGAGTTTTTACATAATATACTCCAGACCATAATGAATTAGGATGGATATGAGTTCTGTTAAATCCACCAGGTGGATTAATGTTTGCCCACATATTACCTAAAAATGGTTCTGAAGCTAAATGTTCTGCGTTGTAAATAATTTTTTGCGCTTGAAATAATATATCAACTAATTCTTTATATTCTGGAAAATCTGCCATATTAGAAGGAGAGTGCCAGCCATTAACATTAGTGCGTTGAATACCTTTATCTCTATTAGACCAATTAATAATATTTTGTTCTAACTTTTGATTAAATTCAATATTTCCTACATCTTTAATATAAATAGGAGTTGGAAAAAATAATTCTCTGTTCATCTATTTTTAATTTGGTTATAAAGAACATCACAGTTTGCAGCTAACGTTCTTCTTGTTTCATAGGTACCATTAAAAGGGTAAACACAATGTCTCATATCATATGGAAATACATAAAAATCTCTAAGTTCCATTGGAGGTTGATAATCTATTTTTGCAAATTGACCACTAGATGATCCTAAAATTTGTAATCTTCCATTTTGTGGAGTTTGTTCTGCAGAATATTCAACACCATAAGTACTAGGTGTTTTTAATATCATAACTGAAGATAATCCTGTAGCCAAACTTCCAATATGTACATGACATGGATTATATTCGTGAGCTTTCATTTCATTAACCCAAACAGAATTTAATTTTAATTTATATTCTTTAATTTTATTAAAATTTAAATAATGTTTAAATACTTCTAAAAACCAGCTTGAAACATTCACAGGTAATCTATTATGTCTTGTAACTTTAGATTCATCTTCTCCATCATAAAATAAAGAATGTTCATTCATTATTTTACCTATTAATTGTTGATTAGCCTTATGTAATGTATTAAAATTTTGTTCATAAATTTGATTAATAGCTGTAAACACATCTAGAGGTGTTTCATATCTAAGAACAGATTGTCCTAAAAAAATAAAATCAAATTTCATATTTATGATCTTGGTTTACCATATGTGGGTAATTCTTCAGTTTTGGTATGCCCTAACTCACCTGTTTGTATAATTCTTTCTAAAGATTGAAGTTGTCCAATAATATTGAATACCTCTGTTTCTGAAGATGCTGGAGTAATTGTTTTTGCTTTATTTTGATAAGTTTTATAATAAGATTCTAATTGATGTTGATTTACATCTTTATTATTAAAAGAGCCATCATCAAATTCTTTTTTTAATTTTGACCACATTTTAATTTCTCTAATTCTATTTTTTGCAACTTGTTCCATAGAAGCTTTTGAAAATATCTTTTCATCTAAATCTATTTTATAAGATTCTAATTTATAATCATCGGTTTCTGTTTCTACTTTTTTTTCTAACCATTTAATCTTTGCCTCATTTCTTCTGTAATCAAATGATAACACCATTAAATTATCTAAATAACTCGATTGTTCTCTAACACATTGCCAATATTTAGAAGCTGTAGTTGGATAACGATTATCTTGTAATACTGAAAATCTTGCTTCTGTTTCTGTTCTGAAAATTTGTTTTTTAGTCCATGTATCTCGAAGTTCATCAACCATGGATTTAAAAGAATTTAAATCATCTTTTTCTAAAAGATTATTTAAATTTGTTTCTTCTTTTTGAATTAATTCTTTTATATCTCTCTTCTCTGTCATAAAGCTTTCTTATACACTTTTTTAACTATTTGTAAAGTTATTAAAAAGAACCTATATTAGACTCATTCCAAGATTCTGTGTTTCCAACATTTGCTGTTGTTCTCCCACCAAAAGCTAAAGCTGTGGAGCTAATACCACAACCTGCTAACCTTCCAAGTGAATTTCCTCTTCCCGTATTTAAATTATTAACTTCCGTCCAACTTGTTCCATTCCAACGTTCTGTGTTAGCATAACGTGCTGCTCCTTGAATTCCACCAAAAGCTAAAGCCGCTGTGTTAGTACCACAACCTGCTAAATTAGATCTCGCTGTGTTTAAATTATTAATCTCCGTCCAACTTGTTCCGTTCCAAGTTTCTGTGTTTGATGTAGCTGTTCCAGGTGAAACACTTCCACCAAAAGCTAATGCCCCTGTATTTGTAGCTCCACAACCTGCTAAAGCTGATCTTGCAGTATTTAAATCATTTACTTCTGTCCATGAAATTCCATCCCAAGTTTCTGTATTTCCAACTACAACTGTTGTTTCACCACCAAAAGCTAAAGCAGCTGTGTTAGTTCCTGCTCCTGCTAAAATATCTCTCGCAGTAGTTAAATCATTAACTTCTGTCCAACTTGTTCCAGTCCAAGTTTCTGTATTTCCAACTACAACTGTTGTTTGACCACCAAAAGCTAAAGCTGCGGTATTTGTTCCACAACCTGCTAAATCACGTCTTGTTGTAGTTAAATCATTTAATTCTGTCCAACTAGTCCCATTCCAACTTTCTGTGTTTCCAACTCTAGTTGTAGTAAATCCTCCAAAAGCTAAAGCCGCTGTTTGAGTTCCAGAACCTGCTAAACTTGATCTTGCTGTGTTTAAATCATTAACTTCAGTCCAAACACCTGAAGAAAAAACTCCACCTACTAAACCTCTTAAGGAATCTGTTGTTGTATTAAACCAAATCTGGCCCAATAATGGATTTGCAGGATCTGCATTTAATACTTGTATGTTTGTACCATAAATATTTTTAAAATTTGTCATATTGTGTTTAATATTTTATCTATTGAAACATAAAATTCCTCTGTAGATCCAGTGTTACCACTTTCTGTAGTAGTTCCTCCAAAAGCTAAAGGAGCTGTTTGAGTTCCTGCACCTGCTAAAGCTTCTCTTGCAATGTTTAAATCGTTTAGTTCTGTCCATGAAGTTCCATTCCAAGATTCTGCGTTTCCAACTATCACATCTCTCTGGAAGTCTGTTGCACCACCAAAAGCCAAAGCTGCTGTGTTAGTTCCACAACCTGCTAATCGAGTTCTCGCCGTATTTAAATCATTAACTTCAGTCCAACTTGTTCCATTCCAAGTTTCTGTGTTTGCAAGTTCCAATCCAGAATCCCCAAATCCACCAAAAGCTAAAGCTGCTGTGCTAGTTCCTGCTCCTGCTAAATATAATCTTGTAGTATTTAAATCATTTAATTCTGTCCAACTTGTTCCATTCCAACGTTCTGTGTTTCCAACTGAAAAAATAGCTGTAGTACTTCCCCCAAAAGCTAAAGCAGCTGTGTTAGTTCCTGTACCTGCTAAACCTGATCTTGCTGTGTTTAAATTATTTAATTCTGTCCAACTTGTTCCATTCCAACTTTCTGTGTTGTTAACATTTCCTAAAGTGTCATCTCCCCCAAAAGCTAAAGCCGCTGTGTTAGTACCACAACCTGCTAAACTTGATCT